CGGATGGGTAGGGGTCAGATGATCTCTACCCCTTTTAATTTAAAGGATTTCAATCATGGCAACAAAACCATTTGACGTATCAAAGTTTCGCAAAAGTATTACAAAAAGTATTGACGGTATTAGCGTTGGCTTTAACGATCCTAGCGATTGGATCTCAACAAACAATTACGCACTAAACTATTTGATCAGTGGCGACTTTAACAAAGGTGTTCCACTAGGTAAAGTTACTGTGTTTGCTGGAGAGTCCGGCGCAGGTAAATCATTCATTTGTTCGGGCAACTTAGTAGCTAATGCACAAAAGGATGGCATCTATGTTATCTTAATTGATTCAGAAAACGCACTCGATGAGAAGTGGCTACATGCACTTAATGTAGATACGTCGGAAGATAAGTTACTTAAACTTAACATGGCAATGATCGACGATGTGGCTAAAATGATTAGTGAGTTTGTTAAAGAATATAAAACATTGCCAGAAGCAGATCGCCCTAAAGTCTTATTTGTAGTTGACTCACTTGGCATGTTACTTACACCAACAGACGTTAACCAATTTGAAGCAGGCGATATGAAGGGCGACATGGGTCGTAAACCTAAAGCATTAGCCGCATTAGTTCGTAACTGTGTAAACATGTTTGGTAACTTAAATCTAGGTTTAGTATGTACAGCACACACATACGCATCACAGGACATGTTTGATCCCGATGACAAGATCTCAGGCGGACAGGGTTTTATCTATGCTAGTTCTATCGTTGTAGCTATGCGTAAGTTAAAGTTAAAAGAAGATGAAGATGGTAACAAGGTGTCAGAAGTTAACGGTATCCGTGCGGCATGTAAGATTATGAAAACTCGTTACGCTAAACCGTTTGAGTCAGTACAGGTTAAGATCCCTTATGAAACAGGTATGAATCCTTACTCTGGTTTAGTAGACATGTTTGAAGGCAAAGACATGCTGAAAAAAGAAGGTAACAGTTTAGTGTATACTATTACTGGCGGAGAGATTATCAAGAAGTTCCGTAAAGCATGGGAACGTAATGATGACAACTGTTTAGATAAAGTAATGGCAGACTTCATTGCTAACCCACACCAAAAAGTTATTCCAGTAGCAGAAGTAGTTGATAATGAAACTGGAGAAATCACAGCAGAGGAAGTAGCAGAATGAATACAATAGAAAACAAAGATGGATTGTACAATTTAATCGGGATTCCCGAAACTGGTGTCTTGTGCGCTAATCCAGAAGATATTATCATAGTTCACGTTGATCCAGAAAATACGCCAGAGCAAATGCATGAGTATGCTAAAAAAATCATTGCAGTATTGCCTACTAATAAAATTGTAGTCCTGCCTAAGAATGTATTAATTTCAACATTTCCGGCAGATATGGGTAATGGCGTATATGTTGCACAAGTATTGGAGACAGAATGAATATCGACGTAGAAGTTCTTAGCGAACTATATACTATTATGAAACAGTACGTTCCTGCAAAGGATCGCCAGGAATGTGCCGATAACTTAATGAGCGTTATGGTTGATATGTTAGGTGACCAAGAGCTTAAAGAGTTTGGCACTACTGATGCAACACTAAAGAAAGCTCTTAAAGAGTACTCTACAGATGATGACGACATTGAAGATGTTGATGGGGAAGAGTGGTAATCTGTGTGGTATAATAAGGTAGTACGCAACCTTGGTGAGATTCCTGCATTCATTGAATATTATGAGCGGGAATTAGTTGCGGCTCGGGCAGATGTTAAAATACAAGGCAAAGTTGAAAAAGAATTAAGCAACTTACCTGGCGAAACAGAGTATCGTTTTAATCAATTGCAAGAAATTGAAGCAGTACTAGAGCATCTTAATATACAGTTACGTAAGATTAGGCAGAAGCACTATAAAAAGTATTTAGAAGCATACGCAAGAGCATTAACAAGTCGTGATGCTGAAAAGTATGCTGAAGCCGAAGACGAAGTTATTGATATGGAAACAATCATCAACGAAGTAGCACTATTACGCAACAAATGGCTAGGTGTCATGAAAGGTATTGAGTCAAAGAACTTTATGCTGGGACATGTAGTTCGGTTAAGAACAGCAGGAATGGAAGATATTACGGTATCATGAAAATTTTATGTACACGAAGTAACGAACACGAAACTGATCACTTATCAGATATGTTAATACACGGATTTGCCAGTCTAGGACACGAAGTTGTTGATGCTCCTAGAATTTGGCATATCTATAACGATGGACAGTTAGGCCCAAACGGCAAAGAACGTAAAACATTACACGGCCGCGGGTTTACATTAACTAGTGTCATTGACACCGATAGTGCCGACCGTACAGATATAGAAACTAAGATTCGTAATCAATACTTTGATGTTATTGTGCTAAGTCGTGCAGACTTTAAAAGTGAATACGAAGATTTAATTCTTGAGGTATATCCTAAGAGCAAGATTATTATCATTGATGGCAAAGATCAAGGCGACTTAACGCACTATAGAAATCACATACATTTAGTTGATGCTGGCACTTACTTTAAACGTGAACTATACTTCAACGATGCTAGAATACATCCTATTAGTTTTAGCTTTCCTAAACAAAAGATTGTTGACTGTACAGGTATTGCAAAAGAAAAAATAATGTCGGGCGCAAAACCTATTCCCGGGAGTGACCAAACAAAGTATACGTTTGATAATGAAGTTGATTATTATCGGGATTATGCTAGTAGTTACTTTGGCGAAACTATGCAAAAGGGCGGATGGGATTGCCAACGCCACTACGAAATTATGGCCTCGGGTGCAGTTCCAATTTTCCACGGAATAGAACATTGCCCGCCTAACACTTGTGCCAGTTTACCTAAAGATTTGCTATTGGCAGTAAATGGATTAGTAACTGAACATGGGGTAGAATGGTTTACTACAGAGCCCGGTTTAACTGTATATAATGAATTACAACGTCAAATATTTGATCACTTTATTAATAATTGTACATCGGAAGCAACAGCTAAGTACGTATTAGACACCCACAAAAATCAAAATCAATGACAGACTGGAAGCAACGAGCTACTGAATTACTAGAAGAGTTTGATCTTTGCTGTCAGGCAAAGCCTAAACACGATGCAATTGATATACAATTAGAAAAAGATAGTTGTGCTAAGTTTGCCTATCACCTGGCTACTCAGCGTGGATGGGGAACAGACAATGAAATTGCTAAAGCATGTTACCAACTTGAACCTAGACTTAATAAATTAAAAGAAAAATTAGTAATGGAAATATTAACCAATGGCCCTGTTTAAAAATCCACAGGAAAGCCACGAACACAGCTTAAAAGTATTAAACGCTATAAGGGAATACGATACATTCTTAGAAAGTCTTACTGTTATTGCCGATATGGGCGCCGGTAGCGGTCTTGACGCAGAATGGTTTGCTACATTAACTACTAGAGATGATACCCCCGAACCACTTAATTATATTGTATATGCAGTTGACCAAAATATAAGTCAACTTGAAGTAGATACTCGAGTAATTAAAAATATTATACTACAAGAAGGAAACTTTGAAGATCGTATAATTCCACGCACAGCCGATTTAATATGGTCACACGATAGTTTTCAATTTGCACGTGATCCATTTAAAACATTAGCAACATGGAAAAACTCAATGAGTGTTAATGGTATGTTAATATTAAGTATACCACAAACTACATATTGGGATAGTAGAATTGGTCGATTAGTGGTTAGTGTTCATAATGGTCAATACTTCAGTTATAATTTACTTAACTTGATGTATATGTTAGCTATATCGGGATTTGACGCCAGAGATGCGTTCTTTTATCGTGACCCTGATAGTCCCTGGTTATATGCGGCTGTATATGCTAGTGAAGAAGGACCATTAGACAAGAACACAACGTGGTATGATTTAGCAGATCGTAATTTAATCAATGATAGCGTTATATCCAGTGTAAACAAATATGGATACGCTAGACTAGAAGATGTTGTAGTCAGATGGTTTGACAAAAATTATTATCAAATAAACAACTAATATGAAAATTGTAATTGTAACAGGCGGGTATGATCCTATACATAGCGGCCACATTAGATATCTAAATGCCGCACGAGAACTAGGCGATTGGTTACTAGTTGGCATTAATAGCGATGCATGGCTAGAGCGCAAAAAAGGCCGTGCATTTATGCCCTTTGCAGAACGTGAAGCAATACTGTACAACATAAAGTCGGTAAATGCTGTCCGTGAGTTTGATGACTCAGATGGTAGTGCGTGTGATCTACTTGAATGGGTTAAGACAAACTTTCCCTACGCAGAAATCATATTTGCCAATGGCGGCGATCGAACACAAGAGAACATTCCCGAAATGCGAGTGGAAGGTGTTACATTTGCGTTTGGTATTGGCGGCGAAGATAAGGCCAATAGCAGTAGTTGGATCCTTGAGGAGTGGAAAGCACCCAAAACTCAACGTTCTTGGGGATATTACCGTGTATTACATGATGTAGAAGGCACCAAAGTTAAAGAGCTTACAGTTGACCCGGGTAAAAGCCTAAGTAATCAATCACACGCCGAGCGTTCGGAATACTGGATAGTAACAGAGGGACGGTGCACAGTTAAATTAGAAGGTCAAGCTCCGCAAGAATTGGGTAAGCATGATACTATTTGTATTCCCGTTAATGCATTACATTTATTGGCTAATCCATTTACAGAACCCTGCAAAATAGTAGAAATACAATATGGCGTTCGTTGCGTGGAAGAAGATATAAAGCGTAGATAAATACTAGATGCGTAATTTAATTGATATCCTAGGCCAACCCGAAATACTATCTGAAGCAATGATGCTTGCTAAAGAGTGGAATAAAGAAAAATACTGGACAGCGTTTGTAGATAATCTACGTACTGGACAAACAACTTTTAATTTTAAACTTAAAACTTCTGATCTTGTTCCTGGTAGTATTACAAATGCCGACGAAGTGGTTGAAAGAGTAGAATATGCATTTAATGGTAACTTTTCACCTGCTACCAGAAATGACCTACTAAAAGCAATTACAGTTAAGGCAGTTGAGTTAGATGATGAAGATCAACCAATTGAAGGTAAAGAATTCGTGGCAAGACTTAGTCAAATAGCTAAGGATGAAAAAATCACCGGCGAACTAAAGCCCAACATGGGCGATATTGCCGAGGCGGTACTAGGTTGTGCTGTTACTGCTAAGTTTG